AAACTGATGAAGAAGTTGAGGAAAAGCCTGTAGTTGAGGTAAAGCCTGCTTTAAATAGGCCAACCACATGGAAAAAAGAGTATTTGCCAATTTGGGATAAGCTTACAGCTGGTCAGCAATTAACTCCTGACGAAGCTATCAAATTAGCAGAATATTCAAACCAACGTGAATCTGAATATAAAAAAGGCGTATCTACATACAAAGCTGAAGCTGACAATGCACGTCAGTTAATGCAAGCTGTAGAACCATTTATGCCTGAGTTGCAAAAAAACAATATTAATCCTGCTGTATTCATTAATAACTTGGGTAGAGCGCACATGGTTCTATCTCAAGGCAATCCTGAACAAAAAATGCAAATGTTTCACAAACTTGCATCGGATTATGGGATACAATTGAACCAAGCTGGACAATTTCAGCAACAAGATCCATATACGGCTCAATTAATGGAGCAACTTCAACGTGTAAATAGCGAAGTTAGCACTATTAAAAGTCGTTATGAACAAGAAGAACAAGCTCGTTTAGTTGGCGAGATTGAAAGAGTAAGACAAAGTGCTGATTTTCCGCATTTTGATGAGTTAAGAGAAACTATGGCTCAACTCCTTGAGCAAGGTTTAGCAAACGACCTCGAAACGGCTTATGCAAAAGCTGTGCGTTTACAAGATGACGTTTGGGCAAAAGAACAGGAAAGACTCCTACGTTCAGCTCAAGAGCAATCTAGTAAGCGTCAGCAAGTAGCTAAAGCTAAGGCTAAAGCAGTAAGTCCAAGATCAGTTACTCCTAACGGCTTGGTAGCGGCTTCAGATAAAAAAGACAGGAGATCTCTCATTGAAGAACAATTAGGTTCTGCTTTGAGTAATCGAGTTTAATTTTTTATAAAGGAAATATCATGGCATTCGCTAATAGCGCAATTACCGATATTATCGCTACCACGATTCAAAGTCGTAGCGGTGAATTGGCAGACAACTTAACACAAAACAACGCTCTTCTACAACGCCTAGAGAAAAAAGGCAACATTCGCCCATTCTCAGGTGGTAACGTAATTCTTGAAGAGATTATGTACAACGACCCTAATACTAATAACGCTAACTCATATAGCGGTTACGAAGTATTGAACATTCAACCTGATAGCCCAATTTCTGCTGCTCAGTATTCAATTACTCAGTACGCTGACGCTGTGACTATGTCAGGTCTTGAAATGTTGCAAAACGCTGGTAAAGAGCAAATCATCGACTTGTTAGATGGTCGTATGCAAGTTTCTGAAGCTCGTTTGTTAAACCGTATCTCTGGTGACTTGTACCTTGACGGTACTGGTAACGGTGGTAAGAACATTACTGGTCTAGCAGCCGCTGTACCTGATGATCCGACTACTGGTACATACGGTGGTATCGATCGTGCTACTTGGGCTTTCTGGCAGTCTAAAGTTCTTGACGCATCTTCATCAGGTGGTTCAGTAACTAAAGACAACATCCTTAAGTACATGACTGATTTGGCTATCCAATTAGTTCGTGGCACAGACAAGGCTGATTTGATTATTGCTGACAATAATTACTATTCATTCTATGTTCAGTCATTGCAAGCTATCCAACGTATCACTTCTGAAGAATCAGCAGCTGCTGGTTTCGCTTCATTGAAGTTCTACGGTGGTGGTACATCTGCAGACGTAGTATTGGGTGGTGGTTATGGTTCACAAGCAACTACAAACCATATGTGGTTCTTGAACACTAATTACATTTTCTTGCGCCCACACAAAGAGCGTAATTTCGTACCTATCGGTGGTGAACGTCAAGCGATTAACCAAGACGCTATCGTTAAGCTATACGGCTGGGCTGGTAACTTGACAACAAGCAATAGCTTCTTGCAAGGCGTTCTTAAAGACTAATTGATAGATATAGAAAAGGAAATTTATCATGGCATATAACATCACCCCATTGTCAGGTATTGCATTAAATACCACTACGACAACTAATACTAACTCTGCTGGTACAGCAATCCCAACATTTGGCCCTTTAGGTACACAAGTGTTTGGTTCTGACGGTAAGCGTTATGTATTCGTAAAAACTAGCGGCAACGTAACTGCAAACGCAACTGTAGCTGTTAATTCATCTACATTTGTAGCAACTTACAACGCTACTGGTGATTACACAGCTCCAGGCACAGCTGCTGGTACAGTTTTAACTGACGGCACATATGTTTGGGTAAGCAAAGCTTCTGTTTAATACAGAAATGTGGTAAAACCAAGGGGGTTATCTCAAAAGGATAGCTCCCTTTTTTCTTTAAATAACCTAACTACTTAGGAGTTTTAACATGGCAATAGAATCAGATATTCAAAATCCAAATGGTCGTTTAGTGGTGTTTTTCCACAAAAAAGACAAAAAGAACAATTTTAAAAGCGAACAAGAAGGCAGACCTATTTTTGAAAGCGTTATTTATATCAAAAAGATGGTTCCAGGCGATTCTTTAAGCATTATTGACAGACCTATGTATGAGTCTGATAAAAATGAATTCCCTCAACAATGGGCGCATTTTAAAAATCGTCAAGAAGGCGATCAAATGATTTCAGGCACTCCATTAATTGAATGGCCTATCATTTCAACGGCTCAAGCAGAAGAATTACGTGGTTTGAAGTTTTATACGGTAGAAAATATTGCCGAAGCTTCAGACGCACAATTACAAAGAATTGGCATGATGGCAGGAATGTCACCTCATTCTTTTAGAGATAAAGCTCGTCTTTTCCTAAATAAAGCCAAAGGTTTAGCTGAAGATTCTAAACGTGAAGAAGAACTTGCCAATTTACGTGAAGAAAATGCTAAAATTAAGGCAGAAACTGATGCGAAGCTAGCCCAAATGCAGAATCAAATGGCAGCGATACTTGCGGCAGTTGGTGAAAAGAAGCCTAGAGGGCGTAAACCAAAAGTCGAAGTAGAGGAATAATATGTCAGCAACCTTTTTGCAGTTAGTTCAACAAGTTAGCAACGAATTAGGTCTTGCAGCACCTAGTTATGTTGTCGGTAATACAAATCAAGAAGTAGTGCAATTGCAAGCGTTAATGAACGCTTCAGGCTATGAATTGACATTTGATTACGATTGGCGAGCTTTGCAAAAAGAATATCGTTTTTATACTCAATATGTAAATACGACAGGTTCTTGCGCTGCTAATGCTTATGTAATTACAAACGTACAAAGCTTTGTGGCGCAAGACGGAACTGATATTGACTCAACCTACATGGTTACAGGCAATTCGTTCCCTCAAGACACTTATGTTGTTAGCATTGATAAAACAGCTAAAACAGTTACAGTTAATCAGAAATGTTCTGGCGCACAAACAGACCAAAGCGTTCTTTTTAGCAAAACACAATACGATTTACCACCTGATTACCACACTATTGCAGACCGTACTCAATGGGATAAGTCTAAGCATTGGGAAATGCTAGGCCCTGAAGATGCTCAACAATGGCAATGGTTAAAGTCAGGTTATATTTCAACAGGCCCACGTATCCGTTGGAGAATTCTAGGCGAGTATTTCCAAACATGGCCACCAATGAATACGCAAGAGTATTTAGGATTTGAATACCGTTCTAAAGGATGGGTTCAATCATCTACAGGTGCGACTAAAAACAGTTTTACGGCAGATACGGACACTTGTTTGTTCCCTGACCGAATCATGGTATTGGCTTGTAAGCTTAAATTCTTCCAAATTAAGAACTTTGATACGACTGCATTGTTGCAAGATTACAACAGATATTTAAGTGTTGCTAAAGCTGAAGATAAGGGTAGTCCTAACTTGTCGTTTGCTCCACAGCCAAGTAAAGTGCTTATTGGCTACGCTAATATTCCTGATACTGGTTATGGATCTTAATTATGGCAAGAGTCGCTCAACAACGTAGGGCATTAACAGCTTCAATTCCATCTCCTATTGGTGGATGGAACGCTAGAGATTCTTTGGCTGCTATGCAACCTACTGATGCCGTTCAAATGGTAAATTGGTTTCCTACGCCATCGGACATTATGGTTCGTAAGGGATATAAAAAATATTCAACAGGCATTACAGGTCGTGTTAATAGTTTAATGAATTGGGCAGGCCCTAGTTCACAGCGTTTATATGCTGCAGCAGGAACTAAAATTTATTACGCTGATGATGGAGCTGCTGTCGAAGCTTTTACAGTTACTAATGATAAGTTTCAACACGTTAATATTTCTACATCAGGCGGTCATTTTTTAGTAGCCTGTAATGGTGCTGATCCTACGCTTATTTATGATGGTTCAGCATGGTTTAAAGTAGCCACAACATCAACTGCTCAAACAATTAGCACAATTACTAGGGGTGGTACAGGTAACTTAACAGCTACTTTGACTACAGGTTCTGCTCATGGCTTGATTACAGGTAATCGAGTAACTATTTCAGGAACTACGCCTAGTGCATTTAGCGGTACTTATGTGATAACCGTCACAGGCTCTACTACATTTACATACACAATGGCATCAGACCCAGGTGGTGATGCAAGTGTAAAAGGAAGTTATACAGTTTTAGGTATTACTGGCGTAGATTCTAGTACGTTTATTAACGTCAATTTGTTTAAAAATCGTCTTTATTTTACTCAAAAAGACACGTTAAAAGTATGGTATTTAGACGTTAATTCTATTGGCGGTGCAGCAAGTCAATTAGATTATGGTGGCATTGCTAGAAACGGTGGTTATGTGCAAGCAGTAGGCACATGGACATTAGATGCAGGTCAAGGCGCAGACGACTACTACGTTGTAGTGACGAATATGGGTGAAGTTATCGTTTATAACGGTACAGACCCTTCAGATCCTACAAAATGGGAATTAAAAGGCGTATGGCAAGTAGGTCAAACATTTAGCCGTAGATGCTTTTTTAAATGGGCTGGTGATTTATTGCTATTAACGCAAGATGGTTTGCTACCATTAGCTTCTGCATTGCAATCTAGCCGTTTAGATCCTAGAGTAAACCTTACTGACAAGATTTATTACGCTGTTTCAGAAGCTGCTTCTTTATATCAAAATAATTTTGGATGGCAAATTAACTATTTTGCGCCTGAAAATATGCTTATTTTGAATATTCCTATTGCTGAAGGTTGTGAGCAATATGTAATGCACACAATTACTAAGTCATGGGCTAGATTTACAGGTTTAGACACAACTTGTTGGGAAGTTCACGATACAGACAGTATTTTCTTTGGCGGAAATGGTTTTGTAGGCAAGTTTTGGGCTGATGATTCAGATGGTGGCAATAATATTAACGCTTCAGTAGCTCAAGCTTATAACTATTTTGATGCCAGAGGAACTCAAAAACGATTTACGCTAGTCAGACCTATTATTAACACAGAAAATGGCTCTCCGACCATTTTGTGCGGTTTAAATTTAGATTTTGACACTACAAATACCACAGGAACTTTAGCTTTTAATCCTGCTGATTTCCAAGGTGGGAAATGGGATGCTGCAATTTGGGATACAACAGATTGGGGTGGTAAATTGGTTAATAAAAACTGGCAAGGTGTAACTGGTATTGGTTATGCAGCAGGTTTGCAATTAACAACAGCATCACAAGGCGTAGGTGTTAGATGGGCTAGTACGGATTTTGTAATGGAAACAGGTGGAGTAATTTAATACTTTAAAACGATTGTAAATTGAGGTATATTATCGGAAAAAGCCGATTCCTTGGTTTGCAATATTTTTAAATACTGAGGAATATTATGGCAACTCAACAAGAAATCGCACAAAATTACCAACAATTATTTGGTAGAACACCTGACCCTGAAGGTGCTGCTTATTGGGCAAGCACAGGTCTTAGTGGAAATGCTCTTACACAAGCAATGATTGGTGGAGCGCAATCTGCGGATCAATCTTATTATCAATCACATCAACCTACTAACTCAGTATTTACTGGTTTAGCTAATGATTTGCCTACAGGAAATGAAACTACTTATCCTGTAACAGGCCCAGCTCCTATTAGAAGTGGTTTAATGGGTTTAAGTCAAGCAACTCCTTCTACAACAGGATTGGGAACATGGACAGGTGATAGTGATATGCCTGCACCATATACAAATACACCAACAGGCGCAATGTTGCCTTCTTCAACAAGTCAATTTGGCATTACAAATCCATCAGCATTAACAACTCAATTTGGTAGTTCTACAGACCCTTATGTAAAAGCTGCTCAAGCAACATCTTTAGCTAATATGCAAGGCGCACAAGCTGCTACGGCTGCTAATCGTGTAAATCAAATGACTCCTTATGGTGGTTTGCAATATCAGCAAACAGGTGTAGATGCTCAAGGAAACCCTATTTGGTCAGCAACACAAACATTAGCACCACAATTTCAAACAGCATTTGGCAATATTGCTAAACAAGTAGAACAAACTACAGGGCAAGGTTTTAATCCTAATTTGCCTTCTTATGGTATTAATCCTGGTGAAACATATAGTGATGCAATCATGCGTAGATTGCAGCCACAACAAGAACGTCAATCTAAATCATTAGATGTTCAATTGGCTAATCAAGGTATTATGCCTGGTTCAGAAGCTTACAACACAGCTAAAACACAGTTAGCTCAAGCTCAAAACGATCAATTAACATCAGCTATTGTTGGTGGTATGCAAACAGGTTTAACTGCTAATCAACAAGCTTATAACCAAGCATTGACTAATTATCAATTGCCATTAGCTACATTAAGTCAGTTTAAATCTGCAACTACTCCTAGTTATGTAAATCCATATACTCAAGCTGCTGTTGCTGGCCCTGATTATTTAGGCGCATATACAACAGGTCAAAATGCACAATTGGCTGCTAATGCTGCTCAACAAGCAGGTCAAGCAGGAATTACAAGCGGATTGTTTAATTTGGCTGGAACTGCTATTGCTAATCCAAGTGCTATATCTTCTGCATACAACTGGGCTAAAAACGCATACAACACAGGAAGTTTATTTTAATGACACCTACAGAAATTATTACTGCTGATGCTCAATCTAAAGGGGTTGATGCACAGCCTATTTTGCAAGCAATAGCTCAAGCTATTAAAGCAAAAAAAGGTGTATTGTTACAAGAAAACAACACAGTATTATTTTTGTTAGGTATTGGCCCTGATAAGGCTGAAGTTCATATTTTTACGCAAGATAGACCTGTAGCAGTAGGAAAAGCAATTGCTAGTTTTCTTCCTAAAGCTCAGGAAATGGGCATTAAGTTTATTTACGGCACAGAAGAACCTGCTCAAACATTGGCATTAATGAAATTTTTAGGAATTCAATCTGAACCTTCAGATATTCCTAAATATAAATGGATGGCGAGGATTTAACATGGGCGTAGTTAGTGATATTGTAGGAGCAGTTGGTGACGTTGTTGGCGGTGCAGTAAAAGCCGTTGGCGATGTAGGTTCATTTGTTGATGATGCTGTTAATGATATAGTTCCTGGTGGTTGGCTAACTATAGGTGCTGCAACAGGATTGGGTGCATTAGGTACTTTAGGTGAATTAGGCGCTGCTGCTACAGAAGCTGCTGCTGCAGAAGGTGCAACAGGTTTAGCTTCTTTGCCTAGTTCTGTTTTGCCAGCAGCTGATGCTTTTGCCACAGGATCAGAATTAGCTGCAGGAACAGAAGCTGCAGGAGCTACAGGCCCTTGGGGATTAAACGCATCATTACCAACATCTACAACTCCTGAATTTGGTACATTTAATCCTGCCAATATATCTGCTCCTGGTATTGATACAAGCGCATTAAGTGGTATGGAATATTTAGGTGGAACAGGTTCATTACCTATTGGTACGGCAGGTTTAACTGCTGAACAATTAGCTAATGCAACTGCTTTAGGTCAAGTTGGCACTAACGCTACATCAGGATTAGGTTATTTAGGTGGCGCAGAATCATTGCCTGCAGGTACAGCTGGTATTACAGGCGTAACAAGTGGTGGATTATCATTATCTGATGTTCAAAATTTAACTAAAGCTGCTAAACAATTAACAGGTACTGGCACAACAGGAACTACAACTGGTGGTAATAGTGCTTTAGCTGCGTTAGTAAGAAGCAACCAAAGCCCATTTAACTTTGGTACTCAGACTCCAATACAATCTACTGCAACAAATGTTCAACCAACATATTTAGGTCAATTAGCTACTTTGCTAAAAGGATAATCATGGCTCAATCACCATATTTAAGCGAAATTTCAAGCGAATTTCAACCAGAACTAACTGATATCCAGCGTAAGCAAAAGCTTGCTGAATTGTTGATGCAACGTGGTATGCAACAACCACAAGGTCAAATGGTAGGTGGTCGCTTTGTTGCGCCATCAATGGCTGAAAGATTAGCTGGTTTATTCAATGTTTATTCAGGTCGTAACCTTCAAGAAACTACTGAAGAACGTCAAAAAGCATTAGCCGAACAATTGCGCCAACAAAAAACTAAAGGATTGCAAGAATTTATGGCTTCTTCTGAAGCTAGACCTGAAGAAACTGTTTATGGTGCTGGTAAAGAAGGCCCAACTATGACTTATCAACCTGCAAGACCTGCTGTACCTTATGGTCAGCGTGTTGCTACATTAAGTCAAACTAATCCTGAGTTGGGTAATATGTTAATGGCTGATTTGCTTAAAACTCATAACGTTGCTAAAGGTGGAACATTACAACGTGGCAATTTAGCTGGTAGTTTTGAAACAGTTGCTAGTGGATTGCCTGAATTACCTGATGCTGTTGATGCTGCTGTTGCGTTCTTGGGATTGCAAGGTAAAAATCCTAAAGATTGGAGTCCTGAAGAAAGACGTGCTGTTGAATCTAAAGCATTAGATTACAAGCGTTCAGGCGCTACAAACGTATCTGTTAATACAGGACAAAAAGGGTTTGATAATACGCTTAAATTGCGTACTGACTTCCGTTCAGAGCCAACTTATAAAGCTTTCCAAGAAGTTGATAGCGCACATAGACAAATTACAGAAGGACTTAATTCTAAGAGTCCTGCAGGTGATTTAGCTGCTGCTACTAAATTTATGAAACTTCTTGACCCAGGTTCTGTTGTTCGTGAATCTGAGCTTAATATGGCTATGCAATCTACAGGCAAATTAGATCAAGCTAAAACTTATGCTCAAAGTATTATTAATGGAACTAAACTTTCTGAAAAACAAAGAGCAGATTTTAGAAATATGTCTAATGATTTGTTTAATGCTGCTGCTAATCAATATAGTTCTAAACAAGCAGAATATGCTGGTATAGCGAAAAGAAATGATTTAAACATTGAAGATGTTGTAGGTTCTGCTCCTAAATTAAAAGAATCTACACGTACAAAAGTTATTCCTACAACTGTTCCAAAAGGTGTAAATCCAGCTTTATGGAATGTTATGACTGATGAACAAAAAGCTTTGTGGGGTCAATAATGGCTGATGAACTAACGATTGAGCAACAAAAAGCATTGGCTTTAGCAGAAGCTCAATTAAAACTTTCTCAGGGCAATGAAACAACACAAGAAACTCCTTTTCAAGCATTTGTACGTGGTTTAAAAAGCCCTGTATTGCCACAAAATAAAACTGCTGTAGTTGGCCCTGCTATTGCAGGTGCAGTAGGCGAAACAATTAAAGGTATTGGCGGTGCTACTCAATTAGTATCTCCACAAGCAGGTCAGCCATTAGTTGATGTTGGTAAGGCTATGATTCAAGGATCTGCTCAAAATTACCCTATTCAAACAGGTTTAGGTCAAATTGGTGCTTATGTAGCTCCAACAATGGCAGGTCAAAAAGGTTTAACTGCTGCTCATCAAGCTTTAGGATTAGCACCTGGTGCAGGTTTAAAAGCTGCTGAAGGAGCAATATTAGGCGGTGGAATTAATCTTTTAACAACACCAACAGAAGAAGGTCGTGCAACATCAGGTGCGTTAGGTACAGTTATTGGTGCTGCATCACCTATTGCTGGGTCAGTTATTGGTAAAACATTGAGTCCAGTTTTAAGACCTGAAGTTGAAAAATTAACAAAAGAAGGTGTTTCATTAACTCCTGGTCAAATATTGGGTGGTTTTTTAAGAAAACAAGAAGAAAAAGCTACAAGCTTACCTGTTATTGGTGAAGTAATTCAAAAAGCACGTGAAAAAGGCATTGAACAATTTAATAAAGCTGCATATAAACGTGCATTAGATCCAATTGAAGGGACAGTTCCTGAAGTTGTTGGCAGACAAGGTATTGATGCTGTTAAAACTCAAATTTCTAAAGCTTATGATGATTTATTGCCTAAATTAACATTTGTTCCTGACAATGGTTTGGCTCAAAATCTTGAAACTTTAGATAAAACAGTTCGTGGGTTGCCTAAAAAAGATGCAGAATATGTAAAAGATACAGTTACATCAATTATTAAAGATCGTATGCCTGAAAACGGTTTAATTGATGGAGCAACTTTTAAGATTATTGAATCAGATGTTTCTAAGCTTGCTAAAAAATATGCTGGATCAAGCGGTACAGAAGGTTTAATGGGCGATGCTTATGCACAATCATTAAAGGCAATTCGTGAAAATTTAGCTCGCTCTAATCCTGAATACGCTAATGAATTAAAACGTGTAAATACAGCTTTTGCTAATTATTCAATTATTCGTGAAGCTGGTTCTAAAGCGAATACTGCTGAAAAATTTACACCTGCTCAGTTAGCTGCTGCGGTTCGTAAGTCTGATGAATCTGCTGGTAAAGGAAAATACGCTACTGGTAAAGCTTTAATGCAAGATTTAACAGATGCAGGACAGTTAATATTGCCAAGCACTATTCCTGATAGTGGAACTGCAGGTAGAAGCGCAGTAACAAATCTTACTAATTGGGTTATAGGAACTGGAGCAACTATTCCTTATGTTGCTGGTGGAAAATTAATTACTAATCCGCCTAAAACAGCAAAACAAATAGGCGAATTACTTAGACAAAACCCAGAAATTATGAGTGGCCTTGGGTTAGGCGTACAAAGAAAATTAGGAGAATAAATAATGTCACGTAATGGATCAGGTACATATTCTTTACCTGCTGGTAATCCAGTAGTTACAGCAACCACAATTACTAGCACATGGGCTAATAGCACATTATCAGATATTGCTACTGCATTAACAGGTTCTTTGGCTGCTGATGGTCAAACTGTAGCTACAGGTGCTTTACAAATGGGCGCATATAAAATTACAGGTATGGCTGACCCTGCATCTGCTCAAGATGCTGTTACTTTAAACTTTTTATCTACTGGCACGTACATAATTAATGGTGGTACTTTCTAATGGACATCGACCCAGTTAAAGTTGGCGTTATGTGGCAAAAAGTAGAAGCGATGGAAAAAGAAGTCGCTGAACTTAGAACAGACGTTAAAGAACTTCTAGCACTTGCCAATAAAGGTCGTGGTGGCTTTTGGTTTGGCATGACCGTTATATCTGCTATTTCTACTTGTGTAGGATATATTACACATTATTGGGGAACTAAATAATGCTTAAAGATAAACTACAAATTTTTATTCGTAGAATATCTGAAGCAACTCCATCTTGCCTAATGATGATGGTTCAAGGCAATGTATTAGCCCTTACTTTTGGTCATTGGGTTAAAGCATTACAAGTAGGTGCTACAACAGGCTTATTGGCTATATTAGTATCGTTTTCAGGTCGTAAAGAGTTACAAGAAAACAAGTATGTTATTGCAGGTCTAACAGGGTTTTTAACTGCTATTTCTGATTTCTTATTACACCCATCTCATTTTGGTGGCGTATCAACAGAAGCCATTGCAACAGGTATTGGCGCAGGGTTGTTGTGTTTGGCATTATCTACAGTAGGTAAAAAATAATGTTTCCACTAGAAGCCATTTTAGGAATTGGTAGCAAAATCCTAGACAAAGTATTTCCTGACCCTGCACAAGCAGAGCAAGCCAAATTAAAACTATTGGAAATGCAACAAAATGGTGAGTTGGCTAAACTTCAAGCAGATACAGCAGAAATGGCAGAAGTCACTAAACGCTGGCAAGCTGACATGGCTTCTGACAGCT